CTGAAGTGAAGTTAGGAGATATACAGGTTAAATATAATACTGATAGTCAGGGAAGTGGTGCTGTTAATAATGTATTTGATGTTTACCCGTGGTTACAAAGTTATTTAGGAGCTTATGTACTAGGTGGTGCTGGTAGTTTTCAGTTAAGGGTGGTTAGAGGATAATGGCAGGTCAACTAGATTCATTACTAAAAAGTGTTGCTAAAGATGTTGTTTCAACTCTTGGATCTGCACTTGATACTTCTATTGTTTACACAAAAAAAGCATCAGGAAGTTATAACACATCTACAGGTGTATATACAACAACTGATACAAGTTACAGTATTACTGTTCCGATTGAATTTATTAGATCAGAAGAAGATTTAGGTAAAGAGATTAGAGAATTTAAAACCTATATAACACCTGATCTTATTGGAGATAGTCAACCTGATTTTGATGATGAGATTACATTAACTTACGCAGGATCAACTAGAGTAGCAAAGATAGTTAATATAAGCACATTACAAGGTGGTCAAACTTACTTGTTTACAATACGAGGAAGATTCTAATGAGTAAAACTCCATTAACTGATTCAATAAGAAAACAAACAAGAAGGCAGACAAATACTGAATTTAATAATTTAATAGGAACGATTCTTTCAGAGTTACCATCACAAAGCCCTCAATATACAGGTTTTTTTGCTTCTAGTTGGCAAGCTAATACTTACAGACCTTTAGCAAATGAAGCGATACGATCTCCGTGGCTTGAAATAAAAAAACAAAAACGTCAAGGATTAAAAGTAGATCCTAAAATTGAACCAAGATACCCACTTGATAAGAGATTTACTTTTGGAGAAACAGTATTTATAGGAAATAGGGCTGATTATGCTAGACAAGCGTTAGGATCTCCTAATAGTAGTATTGTTCCATATTTAGCAGAATTAGAAAAAGTTGTTGATTTCGTATTTGGTGGAAGTATGAATCAACCAGATGTAAGAGTAGCTGAAAGTCAAGTTTTATTTAAAGGTACTGAACCTGGTAGAAATGCTCCAGCTTTAGGTTCAAAATATAAAAAATTATGAGTTTAGTTAACGCAAGAGCAGCTTTTGAAAAAGCTATTACAGATGCAGTTGCAACAGCAGATAATACTGTACTTATGATGTATGACAATACAACTTATACTACACCTGGAAAAACTAAGAAATTTATAACAACTTCAATTACTTTTAGTCAATCGACAATACAAAATCAAGGTGCAGCAACAGATTATTATTCTGGTGCAATTCAATGTAATATTTATGTTCCAAAAGGTAAAGGTTCATCTGTTATGTCTACATTAGCTGAAGCCGTTATAGATGGATTAACTTCTATAAATGCTTCTAATTATTCAGATCCATTTTCTTGTTCTCCTACGATTGGAGAAGTATCTGGGCCAATACCTGTCGAAATAGAAGATCGTTCACATTTTTTAGGAATTATATCGTGTGCTTTTTTTGCTAATAGCTGATATACTTCTAATAGCTATATAATACCATGACAAGAGCAGTTGATCTTCTTAAAAACAAGTTTGGTGTAAGCCAGCTTTATAAGTATGACATCATGGATAATGATGAAATTTTACTTACTGTTTATTGGCATCCATTAACTATTGCTGAACGTGAGATGATTCAGAAAAAAAGCAATGCGGAAGATACGAATGATTTTGCTTTGCAACTAATGATTGAAAAAGCTTTAGATAAAAACGAAACAAGACTCTTTCAAGATGGAGATAAGGCTTCTTTAAGAAGAGAAGTTGCTGCTTCTGTTTTACAAGAAATACAATTAGCAATGTTAGAAGCTGGTTCTGATAAGGAGGTTAAAGAGGCCAAAGCCGATTTAAAAAGCGAATCCTGATTGGATGTTTATATATTCATTAGCAAATGAATTAAAAAAATCTGTGAATGAACTATGTCAAACGTTAACTGTTGAAGAAATGATAGGTTGGGCTGCTTTTTATGAATTAAAAAACGAACAAGAAAAAAAAGAAATGGATAAAGTTCAAAATAGAAGCGTTATACCTAAATCAAGGTAGAATAGAATATATGTTTTGCTAATAGGTCGAAATGGCACAAAAAGATATAACGATAAGAATAAAAACGGTAGAGACTCAATTAAATAAGTCTCTTAAAAAGATAGAAAAGTTAGAAGGAATTATAAATAAGTTAAATAGTAAGAAAGTAAAATTAAATACTTCTCCAGCACAAAGAGCAGCACAAAAATTAAGAAAAGAAATAGAAAAAGGAACTAAAATAGCTGACAAATTATTTGATGCTAGTAGAAGTTCTGGTTTTGGTAATTCAATAAAAAACGTTAATAGTCAGCTTAGTTTAGTTACAAAATCATTTAATGCTGCTAATAGTGCAGCAGACAGACAAACAAGAGCAACTGCTTTAATTGCTGGTAATCTCAAAAAAATGAGAATGGAAGCTGCTGCTTTTGCAGTAGCAAGTGGTAATCGTGAAGCTTTAAAAGGTGGTGCAGGTAATATTGGAATTAGATTAAAAGAAATAAGAGAGTTTCCAAAAACTATACTTGCAGGAAACCAGGCTATGAACATTCTTAATGGAATGTTGGAACTTGCTGAAGTAAATTCAAAAGAATTTTTACAAATAAATAAAGCAATTGGAGAGCAATTAAAAATTAATGCTTCAATTCAAGAAGCAGCAGATAAGGCTAGTGGTGTTACAAAAAAGAAAAAACAAAATAAAGATAATCAAAGAACAGCACAACGAGTTAAAGCTATTAAAGAGCAAACTCTAAATATAGAAAGAAGAATACAAGATTCTACATTAACTCAAACTACAAAAAATCAATTAATAAATAATTTAAAGAGATCAGGTGTTCAATTAGATAAAAGAGAATTAGAACTTGCCAAACAAATAAATATAGAGACTCAGAGAAATTTGACAATGCAAGAAAAAAGGCAAAGACGTAGAGGAAGAATTGCTCAAAGTGCTCTTATTGGTGGTGGTTTTCCCTTATTATTTGGTGGAGGTCCTGTACAAGCTGCTGCTGGTGCATTAGGTGGTGGTATTGGGGAAGCTATCAGCCCTGGAGGTGGTTTTGCTGGTTCTATTGCTGCTACGGCTGCTATAAATTCTCTTGGACAGATAGCTAATGGGACTAGAGAATTAGCAGAAGCATTGCAAACTACTTCTGGAACTTTAGAGCTTATGGCAGATAGAACTTTATTTAGTTCTAATGCTATTGAAAAACAAGCAAAGGCATTACAAGATCAAGGCAAAGAAGCTGAATTAGCTGCTTTATTAACAGATGAATTAACAAAAGCATTAGGACCAGCAGGTTTAGGTCAATTAGATGATTTAGCAGATGACTCAAGAGAGATGGCACGACAATTTGGAATTTTAAAAACAAGCATGGAATTATTTATAGCTGGACCTTTATCAAAAATAATAAAGTTAATAAATAGCACTCTTACAAAAGCTAACATTGTTAATCAATTAGATAAAAGTTTAACAGAACTTAAAAAAGTAGATCCTAAAGCTTATAAATTAGCTATTCGTGAATTAAGAGATGATATTACTTTTGTTGATAAATTAAATCCAGTTTCTTCTACAAAAAGAAGTTTTCTTGGTAGTCTAATAAATCCATCAAATTTACAAGTACAAGGAGTACCTGTCGGTGGTGAGAGTAAAGACTTTTTAGGTAAATTTTTACAAAATATTAATACTAAATTACCTACAACAAAATTACCTTTTCAAACTAATACAAATAATGATCCAGCAAAAACCGCTAAAGCAGAAGAAAGTAAATTAGATGCTCTTGTAAAACAAACACTTCAATATGACGCAATAGTAATGTTTGGAACGAAAGAGGCTGAAATAAGAAAACAAATAAAAGAATTTGAAGAAGAAGCTACTGAACAAGAAAAATTACAAATTGCTACAGGTAAAATAAATGTAAGACAGCTTATAGAACAAAATAACGAGGCTAAAAAATTAGCTGATAATGCAGCAATTATTGAAGATTCCTTTAAACGACTTTCAGATACCATTACACAAGATATAGGCAACGGAATTAAAGGTCTAATAAAAGGAACTGAGTCTTTAAATGATGTGTTACGAAATGTAGTCGATAAATTAGCTGATGCAGCACTAAATATGGCAATATTCGGAAACGTAGGTGGTGGATCTGTAACAGGTGGATTATTAGGAGCTATTGGTTTTGCAGATGGCGGTAGGCCACCAGTAGGTAGAGCTTCAATAGTCGGAGAACGTGGCCCAGAGTTATTTGTACCAGACAGAGCAGGAACTATTATTCCAAATAATCAGTTAGGTGGAGGAACAAATATTGTTGTAAATGTGGACGCCTCTGGTTCTTCTGTTGAAGGTGATGAACAAGGTGGCAGAGAACTTGGTCGTCTTATATCTGTAGCGATACAATCTGAGTTAATACAACAGAAAAGACCTGGAGGTTTACTTGCATAATGGCTACCTTTCCCTCGATTACTCCCAGATACGGACAACAAAAAAGATCCGCACCAAACACCAGAGTTGTAAGATTTGCTGATGGGTTTGAACATAGAATATTATTTGGACTTGCACAACATCAGAATCCAAAAGTTTTTAATCTTACTTTTGAAGTCAGTGAAACAGATGCAGATACCATTGAAACTTTTCTTGATGCTCGTGCAAATGATAGTGATAGCTTTACTTTTACCCCTCCAGGTGAAAGCTCTTCATCAGAGTTTGTATGTGATTCTTGGAATAAATCTATTCCATATTTAAACAGAGCTACAATACAGGCCACATTCAGAGAAGTATTTGAACCATGAGTACTGCTCCTATAATTACTGATCTGCAAAAGATCAATCCATCAGCAGTTATTGAATTATTTACACTTGTCACCACAACAGCATTACATGGATCGAACACAACCTATAGATTTCATGCTGGTACGAATCTTAATTCAAATGCAGATATAATCTGGGCAAGTAATACATACACAAAAATGCCAATACAGGCTGAAGGTTTTGCATATCAGAATGGACAACTACCTCGTCCAACCCTTACTGTCAGCAATGCGATAGGAACAATCTCTGCAATATTAATATCCGTGAATAATACCACTACAGGTAATGATCTAACAGGTGCTACCGTTACAAGAATCAGAACTTTGGCACGTTATCTTGATGCTGCTAACTTTTCTGGTGGTAGCAATCCATTAGGAACACCAGATCCTACAGCAGAATTTCCACAGGAAATTTACAAAATAGATAGAAAATCAGCAGAGAATAGAGAAGTCGTAACTTTTGAATTAGCTGCTGTTTTTGATCTTGCAGGAGTCAGAGCACCTAAGAGACAGGCAACTCGTTCCATATTTCCTTCTATTGGTACATTTAACGCATGAATTGGAAAGATGATGCTCTCGCTCATGCAAAAGAGCAAGATCCTAATGAAGCTGTAGGTTTATTATTAAATATCAAAGGAAAACAAAGATATTATTCCTGTAATAATTTATCTATGACTGCTCATCAATGTTTCATTCTTGATCCAGAAGATTATGTAAA